ACATCCGCCTGCTCTGCCATCAGTGGTCAAAGGGCGGCCTCCCGAACGATCCGGAACGCCTCGGTAGGATGGCAGGCCTAATGGGGTCGCCATCGCTTGGCTATGCGGTCGCCAAGTTTACCCTATGCGAGGACGGGCAGCTTCGGCATCCGAGATTGGAGGCTTTGCGCTCCGAAAGGGACGCTTTCCTGATCCATCAGGCCGAAAGTGGCAAAAAAGGGGCAGAAGCAAGGTGGAAGGATAGGCAGCCCAATGGCAAGCCCATTGCCGACCCCAATGGCAAGCCTATGCCGACCCCAATGGCGGATGGATGCCCGGAACATGGCTCTCCTTCTCCTTCTCCTTCTCCTATTAATAAAACCCCCAAACCCCCAAGGGGGCAGCCTGTGGAACCTGAATCGTTCATTGTCTTCTGGAACGCCTACCCAAAGAAAGTCGCCAAGCCGCAGGCATTGAAATCATGGCTTCGCATTTCACCCAACGAAGACACCGTGACCCAAATCATCCAGGACGTAACCAAGCGCAAAGCCTCAGAGGACTGGACCAAGGACCAAGGGAAGTACATCCCGAACCCTAGCACCTACCTCAACAACCAAAGGTGGACCGACCTTTTCGAGATCCCTGAAACCAAAGAGACCTTGCACGCCAAACTGACGTCGCACCCCGCAAACCCCAAAGGAACCCAATGCACCCACGCCACCGAAGAGGAGAAGGCCGATTTCAAGGCGATGCTGGAACGATACAAGGCCATGCCATGATCGACCTATTACCACCCCACGACCTTGAAGGCGAGCAAGGCGTCCTTGGATGCTCATTGCTGGATCCTTCAAAGCTGGACCACGCTCGCGAGTTTGGCGTTGAAGAGGCTTGGTTCTACGACCTGCGCCATCAAACCCTCTGGACCACGCTTTGCCGCTGCGCAGACAACGGCACAGGGATGGACCTTATCGCCTTCGGTGGAGCATTGAAGCGAGACGGATGCTTAGAAGGCGTTGGAGGACTCGCCTACATCAGCGAGATCATGGATGCCGTCCCGAGCGCGGAGAATCTGGGGTACTACCTCCCCATGGTCCGCGATAAGTTCAGGCTCCGGAAGTTGCTGACAGCCGCGACCGAGATCATCCAAGCCGTCCGCGAGAAGCCAGAGGACACGGAAACGGCCATTGCCGAAGCGGAAACGGCCATCCTTGGCGTCAGAGGAGAGTTTGGGGACCGAAGTGACACCACGGCGCGAAAAGTCGCCAGGCAGGCCGTGGACGACGTTCAAGAGCGCATTTCGGGGAGTGAACAAGGATTGCCGGTTGGATGGCGCATGTTGGATTGGGTGACCAGAGGAGGATTTCGCGCTGGGGAGATGATCGTGATAGCCGGCCGACCCGCTACCGGCAAAACGTCATTAGCCATGACCATGACGCGCCTCATTGCAGGCCGAGGGGTGCCCGTTGGGGTAATTAGCCTTGAAATGAGCGGTCGAGAGCTTGGTGCCCGGTTTCTGGCTCAGGAATCACGGTTCTCATGGGACCAGTTCGACCCGCATCGCAAGCCGTCCGCTCAAGAGTTCCAGCGCATGACAACTGCAGCGGCAACCTTCGGGCAGATGCCGATTGTGATCTTCGAGGGTTCCAGCATCAGCGTCGGGGGAATTGCAGCGAAGGCCAGGAGGTGGGTCAGGTCGCATGGGATCAAACTGCTTGTGATCGACTACCTCCAACTCGTCAGCGGCAACCCGAAGGTTCAGCGACGGGAGCAGGTCGACGAGATCAGCGGGGGCATCAAGAGGCTGGCCAAGGAACTTGCCTTGCCTGTCATCGCGCTCGCCCAGTTGAGCCGTGACATTGAGAAGGACAAGGACCGCAAGCCGCGACTGTCAGACCTGCGGGAGTCAGGGGCGATTGAGCAGGACGCTGACTTCGTGGGCATGCTCTACCGCGCAGGCAAGGCGACTGAGTTTGAGGACGATCCGGACATGATCGAGGTCAACTTGCACGTCGCCAAGTTCAGGCGTGGAACGTCCCAAATCGACGTGCCTTTCATGTTTCACAAATCACTGACGGAGTTTACACCGATTGAGAAAGAGAGACCAGAATGAGCCAAGCAGCAATATGGAGCGACGAGGAGAAGGCAAACGCAGCCGTGCAAAAGGCTGTCAACGAGCGTCAGGAGTTCGGGCAATGGTGGAGGGACTGGGCAATCCCGCGCAACGTGGACACCGCGTGGCTACGGGAAATGGCGTATGAGGCCTGGAAGGCTGGAAGGAGGAGCGAATGAACATCGATCAAATCGTGGACAGGTTGCGGGAGTTGAAGTGGCACATCGACGACGACGGGGAGAGGCAGTTGCGCAAGGTGCTGGCTGAGGCCGGAACAAACGCTAACGAGGTCAAAACCTACGAACAAATGGAGAAGGTGAAGCGCATGCTCGACGTTGCGTATTGGGCGGCATTGAAAGCGCGCAACGGGCTGAGGAGCGCGCTAGAAGAAGCGCAGAAGGCTTTGGATGACATCGAGAGGCAACAGGAGGATGTAAGCCGAAAGATGAAGGCAATGGAATGAAGACACAGAGGTCTGTCATCTGAAATGAAACGCAAACCCATCGAAGAGCCGAAGCTCACAAGAGCCCAACTCAGGGAAGACATGAAACGTTTCCATGAATGGGAGAAGGAGCACGGATTTCCGGGATTACCTCTGCCGAAGCACCGACGAGGGCGTAAGCGCAAAGGAGCGCAGGGGGATTCTGAAGGGGGAAATGAGGAATGATGGCGAGACTTATGTGGCGGGATGCTGGAATGGGTGTCATGCACCCCAATCGTGCGTTTGCATGGTTTTGGTGGGTTTCCGGGCCACTTTTGGCCGGAAGGAATCTTTTTGCAGGCGGAAATGCCTTCGTGTGGCGTAGCTCTTACCGACTTTTGACACATGGCTAAAAAACCGGCCAACAAACCACCGGACCCATGGCCAACGTGGTGTACCAGCATCGCGCAGGCGTCCGCCGTCATGGGCATTGACAAGGCCATAATCCGCCGCGCAAAGGCGTCAGGTGCCCCAGGTTTCGCCGGCTCTCGGGTCAACCCTCGCGTCGTCGCGGACTGGATCCACGAGCATGACCCGGTGAAATCCACGCCAACCTCCGGAGTTGCGCCAATCCGTCGCGATCTCAAGGACGAGGTTGCAGACCTCGACAGCATGCTGGCCCAGGTGGACGCGCTTGCGAAGGAGTGTATGGCCGGCGGAGGCCTCACCGATGCCCTCGAACTCCTCGCCCAACGCAAGAGCCTTTCCGACCAACGCAACGCCGCCATGGTGCAGCTCCGTCGCCAAGGGCGCACCGAGGACGACAGCGTCCCGCGTCAGGAGGTGGAGCGCATAGCCCACGCGCTGGCCTACAACGCTGCCGTTGGCCTACAGCGGGCCGCAAGCAAGGTGTGCGACGCGCTCAAAGGCATTTCCGACCCGATCCAAATGCACCCCATCATCACCGACATCCTCATCACCGACGTTTTCGTCTCACCGTTCGACCAAGCCTGCAACCTGCCCGCCGGCCACGGGGTTCCTCTGTGGGTTTTCGAGTCCATCAAGAAGGGCGCAGAGGAGTTTGTGGAATGAGGAAGTGGAGAGGCACCATCAGCTTCGCAGAGCGGCACGTTGTTCTCGACGGGTCGCCATTCAGGATCAAGGACCGGCCGCAGATGCGCGTTCCCGCGGAGGTTATCGACGCCGCGCTTGGCGGGACTGTCATCCTGATGATGCCGCCCCAACGCGGGAAGACCCTGCTCGCCCAGCTTCGCCTTGCCCGCAACGTGGCCATAGAGCCAAGGCGCGCTCTCTGGTACAGCAAGACCCAGATCGATGCCCGCTCCCTGTCTGATGCCAAGCTGAAGCCGCTACTCGAATCCACCAAGCCGGTCCAAGCGGTGTCATTCGACGATCCAGACAAGCGCGGGCGCGGGTTGCTGTTTCGCTTCCATGGTGGCCCTATCGAGCTTCTGAGCGCCGACGTGGTGAGTCATCGCAACTCCCGCTCCGGTTCTGAAATCTACTTGGACGAGGCGTGGCAATACGATCACCGCTGCATTTCCGAAATCTTCATGCGCGGCGACGGCTACGGGTGGAACCGCCGGCAGGTCATACCCACGACGGGACCAGACGCCGGCCATGAGCTGGACGTGTTGTGGGAGCGGTCCACAAAACACGAGTGGCACATGGTATGCCCGGACTGCAAGAAGCCGTTCCTGCCTGAACTCTCGGACAAGATGACGCCTTTCGAGGCCGTCACGTCAGATGATGGGCGCTACAACGTGGAAGCAACAGCGGGGTCCGTGGAGCTTGTAACGCCATGCTGCGAGAAGCGGTGGAAGTACTCGCCGCAGGTCCTGAAGGCGATGAACAGTGAAGAGGACGGCGCAGGCTACAGGCAGACCAACCTCAACCCATCGCCACGCGTTCATGGCTTCCGGTTCAACGTGCTCTCAACGGACCCGTGGGAAGAGGTGATGGCCGAATGGTTGCGAGCGCTGAACGCAAAACGCTCTGGCGATCCGTCACAAGTGCGAGAGTTCAAGATCAAGAAGATGTGCGTGGCGTGGGATCCCACGAAGGAGCGCAAGCCGACTGGTGAGATCGAGGTTGGGCCGTACTCGCTGGGCGAGCCGTGGGACCGCGAGGCTAAGGACGAGAACGGCCGCCCTTACCGCTTTATGACGGTGGACGTTCAACGGAATCACTTTTGGGCCGTCGTCAGGTCTCACGCTGCGGACGGGTCATCCCGCCTTGTGGACCGGTCGAAGCTGTTGACCCCGCACGAAATTGCCGCGTTCGCGGACAGGCACGGGGTCCTTCGCAATGAGTGGTACGAGCAGCGCACACCAAGCGGACAATGGGTGAAGCTCTGCGAATCCCGCGTGTTCCTGGACTCCAAATACAGCCCCGGCGGTCTCGTTCCTCGCATATGCTCAGAGCACGGGTTCCACGCCTTCTACAGCTACAAGCGGAACGCGTTCAAACACTCTGACGGCATCCATCGCATCTACGATGAGGGGCGAATGATCGACCCATTCAGCGGCACAAGCAGAGCGGAGGAGGCGGGTAAGCGCGTCCTTCAATTCTACTTCGTGGCCGACGCCGCCAAGGACCGTATGGAGATCCTGCGAGCGCAGATTGCGGAAGACGGAATCCCAATGTGGACGGCGGCACAGGACTGCGGGGACGAGTACAAGGCGCAGATGCTGGCAGAGGCGAAGGTTAAAACGTTCGGCTCCGATGGCCATACCTATGAGTACAAGTGGAAGCGGTTGCAGCCTGACAACCACTACTTCGACTGTGAGACGATGCAGATAGTTTGTGCCTCCATGGCCGGCCTGATCGTCGGCGAAGAGGTTTCTGAGCAGGAAGAAAAGCGTTGACGGAATCCACCACGGTCTCAAATAGCGGCTTTAAGTGGCCTGCGACACCGTACAACATGGCATATACTTCGGCTTCTCTCTGGACGAGATGCAGGCCGAATTGTCGCGATACAAGGCGGAGGTCAAGAAGCTGGTTGGCGGTCCTCGCAATGTGGTTGCCGCATCGGTCAACGGGAAATCCTTCTCTTACGGCCCTGGCGGAGGGTTGAGCCTCGCCCAGTGGCAGGCAGAGATCCAAGACGCGCTTTCACAGGTAGACGAGGACGTGGTGGCGTTGCCATCGGAAACAAGGGTGAGGTTCACATGAGCCGCCGAAAAACCCTGAAAAACCGATTGCCGCAGGCTTCATCGAACGGAGCCGCGAACCTTGGGTATTCGTTCACGTCGTCGAACAATCTGTATCCTTCGCCGGCCGACACCAATCTTCGCGGGTGGCGTCCAAACCTAGACCGCGACGTGTGGGCCATGCTTCCGCAGGCTCGGCACGTCGCGATGATCTCGGACGCCCGCTACATCTACGGAGGCAACGGGTCGGTCTCTGGCGCGATCAGCAAGAAGGCGGATTACGCCATCGGCTGGTCTTGGTCGCTGACTTACACCGGAACCAACGAAACTTTCCGCCGCGTTGCGCAGCCTCTGATGGAGCGCTGGACGCGCCTTTGCGATGTTCGCGGAGGTCTCCACGATTGGCGCTTGGGCCTTCGGAACGCATCCATTGCCATTGATCGGGACGGCGATTGCTTCGCCGTTCTCACGCGCACCGAGGAGGGTTCTCCGCGCATCCAGTGGCTTGAAGGTCACCGCGTCGGAACGCCTTGGGTAGGCTACGGGCAAAGCTCTACAGTGGTTCCAGAGGTGGAAGGCACGCGTGGTTATGCTGGGATGACGATCCTTTCTGGCGTCATCTATGACGAGTACATGCGGCCGGTCGGGTACAACCTGACGGACGGAGATTTCAAGATCGGGCAGGAGGCGAAGTGGAACATCATTCCCGCGTCGTCCGTTGTCCCGTTCCAAGACCCTCACTGGTTCAGCCAGTCGCGCGGCATCCCGTCCATCATTTCCGCCATCCTCGACTGGTACGACATCGGGGAGACGCGTGAGGCAGAGAAGATCGCCGTGAAGGCGAACTCCGCCATCGCCATCGTCGAAAAGAACGAGACTGGGCGACGTGAGATTGGGCGCGAAGCTGTAGGTGCTGGTGGAGGACCTGCCGCAGGTCGCCAAGGCCTGCAAACCCAGATGTTCGAGAAGGGCTTGATTCGCTACATCAAGAGCAGCGGGGACATTTCCGCGCACAGCAGCAACCGCCCAGGGCCGGCTTGGCAAGGGTTCATCGACTACATCACCCGCGGGGCGTTCGCCGGCATGGACCTGCCGTATGAGTTCGTCTGGAACTCGGCGGACATTGGGGGCGCTGGCATTCGTTCTATGGTTGGACAGGTACAGCGGTCCATTGAGAACCGGCAAGCGGTCATGTACCAGCCGGCGATGCAGATCGCGCTATGGGCTGTAGCCGTCTACATGGCGCAAGGTGCAATCCCGTTCTCTCCTGACTGGACGAGTTGGGAGCTTTCGATGCCCGCCAAGTACAGCGTCGACATCGGAAGAGACAGCCAGAACAGGCGAGAGGACGTGTCTGTCGGCATCCGCGCCTATTCCGAGATTCTGTCAGAGGATGGCATTGATTTCCGCGACCATGTGAAGCGACGCATCGCCGACTACACGCTAGCGAAGGCGGAAGCCGACGCTGCTGGCGTGCCTCTTGAATGGGTTATGAACCCATCCGGTGCCTTTCAGAATCAGGACGCAAACGACCCAGTCGACCAATCGGACGAACCTCCCGCAAGACCCCAAAGACCTGCATCCCGTGAATAACTGGTACAACATCAAAGCCGCCGCAACCGCTGACGGCGTGAACGAGGTCTTCGTTTACGAAGACATCGGAGGATGGGGTGTAACCGCCTCAAACTTCGTCCGCGACTTGCAGGCGTTGTCCGGCAAGATCCTCGTCCGCATCAACAGTCTTGGCGGTGACGTGTTCGATGCCATCGCGATCCACAGCTATCTTTCCCGCATTCCGGATGTCGAGACCGTGGTGGACGGCATCGCCGCATCCGCCGCTTCGATCATCTTCGCCGCTGGCAAGGTTCGGAAAATGTCCTCCGCGGCCTACCTGATGATTCACAACCCATGGTCATTCGCCATGGGCGGCTCCGATGAAATGCGTCAGCAAGCTGACCTGTTGGACAAGATCACCGGCACACTCGCTAGCATCTACCGCGTCTCCTCTTCCAAGGAGGACAAGGAGATCCGCGAGATGATGAACGCGGAAACGTGGATGACCGGCGAAGAGGCCAAGGCTTCCGGTTTCGCCACCGAGATCGTGGACGGACCAAAGCCCAAGGCCAGCGTGCGCGCTGACCGCTACAGCCGCACACCCAAATCACTTTTGGCTCCGATGAACGGAACCGAAAACGCAGGAGACAACAACACCATGAAGGAAAAGATTCTCGCCCTGTTGGGCGTTGAAGCTAATGCCCGCGAGACGTTCCTCGTGGGTGCCTTTGCCGCGCTTGGCGTGGACGACAAGGCAATCGACAAAGCGCAGGCATCCGGAGATCAGAGCTTTCTCTCTGTCCTCATCGAGGCCCGCATCAATGACCTGAACGGCAAGCTGACCGCCGCGGAAGCACGCGCCGGCGCTCAGGAAGGACTCGCCAAGGCGCTTCTAGCGTCCGCGGGCATCACCGCCGCACCCAAGGATCAGGAAGAGGCCAAGACGCTGTTTGCGTCTGCGCTCAAGACCAAGGCTTCGACCGAGGCTGCCGAGATCCTCGCGAGCCGTGGCATCAACAAGCCGCTGGACAATGCCAAGGCAAGCGCAGGCAGCGGCGACATGACGGTCGAGCAGATCAAGGCGAAGTTCGCCGACATGCCGGCCGGACCCGAGCGCACCAAGTTTTTCGCGCAGCACAAGAAGGTCTTGTTCTGAGCGGCTGAAACGCAACCAACACCAGTAACCAAATATGGCCAACACAATCGCCGGTGCGAATCTCGCCGCCATTGCCGAGATGTCGCTTGAACCGCTGCAATCCGCGCTGCTGCCCCTTCGGGCGTTCACCACGGATTTCTCGACGGACATCGCCTCCCGCGGTGCGTCCGTCACCACGCGCTACGCGACCAACCCGACCGCGCAGGACCTCGCGTCCGGCTACAGCCGGACGGATGTGACCCTTACCGCGATCACCACGACGCTCGACACCTATTATGGCTTCGTGTGGGGATTCGATGACCTGGAGCGTTCCAAGTCGTCCATCAACCTGAACGACACCTTCATTCAGCCGGCGGCGTTTGCCCTCGCAAAGAAGGTGTTCGCTGACATCTGGAATCTGGTCAACGACACCAACTATCCCTCTGCCACCGCCACCGAGTTGACCGTCACCGCGGCCAACTTCGACCGCGACGACGTGGCCGACATCGCCGCGCAGCTGACCACGAACGGCGTTTCCAAGATGGGGCGATCCCTCATCCTCGCACCGAGCCACTACGCCGCCCTTGCCAAGGACCTGAACGCCGCGGACTCCGCCGGCCAGACGCAGACCATTGGTGAGAACCGGATCCCGCGCCTTCACGGGTTCGACGTGTACGAATCCCCGGAGTGCGACGCCAACAGCGTCAGCGTTGCGGGTCTCGCCACGAGCCGCCAGGGCATGCTCATCGCCGCCCGCGCCGTGGACATCGCGCCCGAGGCGCAGCGCATTGTGGAGTTTCAGAACGTGACGCTCCCCGACCTTGGCATGCCGGTTCAGTTCCGCCGCTGGTACGACCCTGCGACAGGCCAGCTTCTCATGTCCGTCGGCCTCCTCTACGGCGTGAAGTTCGGCATCCCGTCCAGCGGCCTGAAGATCGTGACCGCGTAAGCAGCTCAACAACGGGCGGCTTGGGTAACGCCGAGCCGCCCTTTTCAAAACATGAAAACCCCATCCATCACAGTCGGCGTCAAGGGCGGCAAATACACGGTGCTTTATTGCGGAGAGGACGGCGGAAAGGCCAAGGACGTTTACCAAGCAAACACCGGCAACACCGAGTTGGAGGGCGTTTTCCTCATCATCCGCCCCGAGTACACCCGCCGAATCAAGCCGGCTAAGTCTGGCTCCCAAGAGCCTGTTGAGGCCAAGCCGAAGAAGAAAGCCGCACAATGAGTTCTTACAGTTCAGACCCAGCTGCAAACCGGGCGATCAGCCTCCGCGCTGGCGCATTGGGAACGGTCTACGAGTCCGGCACAACTGCCAGGACTGGGCCTTTCTGCAAGATCACCGTGGTAACCGCTGCCACGTTCTCCGCGCTTTCAATGGACAATCTAACTGGTTCAACCGCTACAGGCGTAGCGTTTCCCGTTGGTATGGTTCTGGAAGGCGTCATCAACTCTTTCACTCTGACAAGCGGATCGGTCTTGGCCGTCCGCGGACAGATCACCTAACGCCATGCCCCGCGTCAGCCAATACACAGCCCTGACAGCCGCAACGCTAGACAGGGCGTCCGACGTGGTCCCAATCGTTGACTCCTCCGCTGGGGCGACGAAAAAGATCACGGTTCAGGCTTTGGTTGCCGCGGGGCAGACGGTTCTTTTTGGCGGGACAGGATCCCCGGAAGGGGTGGTAACCGCGAGCTTCCCGGCAATCTACATCGACAACACGGACCCTGAGGAACCGAAGCTTTGGTTCAAAACGTCAGGCACTGGAAACACTGGTTGGGTATGAGGTTCATCTTTTTCATCTTCCTTCTCTGCGTTGCTCCCCTTTCTGCGCAGGTCAATCAGGCGCATCTGAAGGGCACGACCGCAAATGTTCAGACCCAGATCAACGCACGGGCGACGATCATCGGAACGAATGTCTTGACGTCCAAGTTGGTGTACGAAGGCAACCTGACGAATGACGTGGAGTTTGAGGACATCGCAACTCTAACGCTGGATTCAAACGCCCTCAATTTATACGGCGTCGCATCCGCGTACCTGGACGGCGGAGACACGACAATCCGCGCAATCACAAACCTGCACGTCGTTACACCTGCTGTTTACGGCGGAACAGCAACCGTTGGGCAAGTATTGAAGCTGACGGACGAGGACGACGGTTCAACCGAGTTTTCCGACGCTGTCGAATCAGTTTCGACGGTTGCTGACATGCTGGCCATGTCCGGCCGGACATCTAAATCCGTGCGCACTCTTGGCTATACGTCTGCCGGGGATGGTGGTGGCGGGGTGTACTACTGGGTCAATTCTACCGCTTCCACCAACGCGTACGGCGGCAGAATCAGCAACGGAACCGGGTCTTGGGTGCTGCTTGATAGGCCGGTCTCGCTGTTTCAATTCGGCGTCAGGTCCGGCAGCACTTCCGAAGCAAGCAACAACGCGGCACGCATTCAGGGCGCGATTACGTGGGCGGCGTCAGGCGGGCATCTAGTTT